ACATATCCAAATAACCAAGTACAAGAATCTCCGGGAGGACATATTATTGAGATTGATGATACAATTGGTAATGAACGTATTTTAATTCGTCATAGAGGTGGAGCTGGTATTGAAATACAGCCTGATGGTACAATTCTTTTATCTTCAACAAATAACCTTTTAATAAGCGTAAATAACGATAATCATATTATGGTAGAAGGTGATGCGTATATGACGTATTCAGGTAATGTCATTACTGATATTGCTGGTGATTATAATGTAAATGTCCGTGGTAATTATAACTTGTTTACTGCCGGAGATATTACAACTCAAATCGATGGAAACCGTAGATCCACCGTGCAAGGTAACTCAGAGGATACTGTAAGCGGTCACAGAGATACTAAAACAGCAGAAAGCGCTGTTACTACTACATTAGGCGGAAAAACAGAAGTTGTAAAAACATTCTATGATTTAGCAGTTGATGGTACTACAAATCTTTCAGGTAGTGAAACAATTAAAATATCTGCAGAAGATCAAATTATAGTATCTTCAGAGGATATTAATATTGGCGCCACAAATCTATCAGTCTTTGGTGCTGAAGGAACTATTGGTGGTGAGAATATTATTATGTACAATTATAATATGTACACTGGCCATAGCGCATGGATAGGTGAAACTGTGAATACAAAAACTGTTACTGCAACTAAAACAGTAAACGCTATTCGAATGTTTGCTGATACCTTTGAAGGTGATTTAGACGGAACAGCTGATTATTCTACACAAACACAATCTCAAAGTTATGGTGACTTTCATGGTGACGTCGGCAGCAAAGGTAGTATTACAAATACCGCAGCCGAAGATGCCGTATTTGATCAAACAGAAACTGCAAAACCAGATGCGGCTCTTCTTGACACTTATCTAAATCAAGGTGCATATGGCATTGAGTTTGTAAAGGTTGATGAAGGAGGACATTTGTATAATAATCTAAATGCTTATGAAGTGACAGGTGGTATTACAAATAGAACTCAATCTACAGCAGAAGTAAGATCTACTCTTCGTGATAATGGCACATTGAATAATGCAGATTATACTGCTGCACAAGTTGGTGCAGGTAAACTAAATCCAACATATTCTTCTCCAAATCCAGGACGCATTGGTCGAGTAATTAGCGGCACTCCTTCTCCTACAGTTCCAGATAAAACACCAGGTGACGTATGACAAGTGTAACAAAATTTAATCGAAGAGAATTTGTACCAAAGAATAATAGAAAACGTATTCTTCCGGATCCTCAATATAATCCTTTAAATGCGGCTCAAATTAATTCTTTTACAAAATTAGCAAAAGGTGTTAGACTTGCAAAGTTTTTAGGAGGCTTAGGTCAATCTGCTACATTAAATCATATACAAGATCCAAGCGAAAGACTTCAAATTGCGCTGAACTTATATCCACAGGCAGTAGCTATGGCGTCTATTATTAATGATCGTGGAGCATTTGCAAATCATAGATTGATTGTATTAGAGGGGTTATATGTAAAAGGTCCACAAGAAACTTTACAATCCGGAAGTTTAAATGATTTAGCTACAAAAGGCAGATGTGTAGTTTACCAATTAGTAGATTTATATGGTAAAATCGATTTTGATAAGATGTTTGAACTCGCGGTTTATTGGAAAGATTTTGCATTATTTGATAAGCTTATTTTAGATTACGATAGATTTGATCCTACCGGAAAACTACAGTGTCAAATTATTTTAACGATGCCAGAAATGAGTCAGACATTTGAAACATCATTCGATAAACAAATAGAAACAAGATATAACGGTAATCTACAGAGTGCTGGTGAATTAGTAGAAATACTCGGATAAAGTTATAAATAGATGAAAAGATAAGAGAGTTTTATGGCAACGAATCGAGCTTTTTCAGTTGAAGACGGTACATTAAATACTCGTTCTCTAGTCACGTCTAGAGATCGTGTATATCGTGATATCGATTTGACTTTTACAAAAAGACCTGATGGTGATGTATACCGAAAAACTGATGCTGCAGCCGTAAAACAAGCTGTAAGAAATTTAATTACTACTGGATATGCTGAGAAACCTTTTCAGCCTGATTTTACTGGAGGTTTAGGAAATATACTTTTTGAAAATATGACTGGACTTACAGAGCTTGAAATGGAAATTCAAATTAAAAATGCAGTCACAAACTTCGAACCAAGAGCTATTATTCAAGAAGTAAAGGCCGCGCCAAATCCAGATAGAAATAATATATTTGTACGAGTAATATTTAGAATTGCAAGTACATCAGAAATAGTGGCCGTAGAAACAACATTATCGAGGTTAAGATAATATGTCAAATGTAAATGTAGAATCAACTCAACTCGATTTTGAGCAAATTAAAGATGCACTTAAACTTCATTTTGCAGCTTCTTCTGAATTTTCTGATTATAATTTTGAAGCCTCTGGACTTTCAAATATTTTAGACGTATTAGCTTATAATACACATTATAATGCTTTAACAGCTAACTTTGCTTTGAACGAAGCATTTCTCAATACGGCTCAGTTAAGATCTTCGGTTGTATCTCATGCAGTTTCATTAGGTTATTCTCCAAGATCTCGTACGGCTTCAAGAGGTATTGTACAATTAAGCTTAGATCTATCTTCTGTTTCTGGTAGACCTGCAACAATTACTCTACCGGCATTCACAAGTTTTACTTCACCAATCGGTAATGTAAGCTATACATTTAATACAATTGAAGCTTATACAGCTACTGACAATGGTACGGGTTTATATCAATTTTTAAATGGAGATGGCGGTACTGATATTACGATTTATGAAGGTACGGCTGTTACAAAGAACTTTTATGTTGGAGAAGTTGGAGAAAGACAGTTATATGTAATTCCTGATGATACGATGGATACTGCTACGGCTTCTGTAAGATCATTTCTTTCTGTCAATTCAACACAATTTGTCTCATATACTCCGATTGATAAAGCGATTCAAGTCACAAGCGATTCTCGCTATTATCAAATATCAGAAGCACCAAATGGTTATTATGAATTAAACTTTGGTGATGGTATTTCATTTGGTGCAGCTCCGAAAGCCGGAGAAAAAATTACTGTACAATATCTTTCTACATTAGGAGAAGAAGCGAATGGTGCTTCATCATTTACTCCTACTTCAGAAGTAGCCGTACAAATTACTTTGGATGGTCCTACATCAAATCACGTTTTGAATACAGTAACAGTAGCAAGTTCGAATTCAGGAGCAGCAAGACAAACCATCGAATCTATTCGTCAAAATGCTCCGATTTCATTTGCTGCACAACAAAGACTTGTAACTGCAGAAGATTATAAAGCGGTAATTGGACGAAACTATCCGGCTGTTACTGATGTTACTGCATGGGGTGGAGAAGATAACGATCCTCCTGATTATGGTAAAGTTTATCTGAGTTTAGTATTCCAAAACGGAATGACTGAAGATCAAAAAACAGCGGTCAAAAATAGTATTGTACAAGATATTACTAATTTCTTGTCTATTATTAGTATTGATACAGAATTTTCTGATCCTACAACTACATTCTTAGAATTGATTACTACATTTAACTTTGATCCAAGTTTAACCGGTGTTACCATTAAAGCCACACAATCAAATGTATTTGGCGAAATTCAATCGTATGTAAACGATAATCTAAAACAATTCGGTGGCGTATTTAGAAGATCGGAGCTACTAGCAAGAATTGATAATGTATCTGATGCTATTCTAAACTCACGTGTTGATGTAAGAATGCAACAAAGATTTGAGCCAAGAGTTAATTTCAAAGAATCATATAATCTATTTTTCCCGGTTGAAATAGCTCAGCCAAATCAAAGTTCGAATACCATTACGTCATCTACGTTTAGATTTAATAATAATGTTTGTAGTATTAAGAATCTTTTAAATACCACAAAATTACAAATCGTAAACTCAGACGGTGAAGTAGAAGTAGATAATATTGGACAATATGATGCAGAAAAAGGTAAAGTAGAAATTACTGGATTCCAACCATCAGCTATTACAGCGGGTGTTAATTATATTAAAATTAGTGCTACACCGGCCAATCAATCTACTATTCGACCTTTGCGTAGTTATATTCTCGATGTCGACGCTGATATATCATTTGCTTCTGGTAACGTTGATAGACAACAAACATCCGTAACATTGACTGCTACATAAAATGCATTTAAATACCGAACGACTAAGAACAGATCCAAATCTTAGAAAGTACTCAGTTAAGTCTATCTTACCTGAGCACTTTACTGAAACTTATCCTAACTTAGTTGCTTTTCTTGAAGGTTACTATGAATATTTAGACGAGAATGAAATTGTCAATCTCATTCCAGATCTTTATGCCATATATGATATTGAACGCGCAGAAGCTCAGCAGTTAGATCAAATCTTTGAAACAATCGCTATAGGTGCTTCACGTGAATATTTTGAAGATCCTCGTGAAGTTCTTCGTAACTTTGCAAATTTCTATAGAGTAAAAGGTACAGCTTATTCTGCAGAAGGATTTTTTAGAGCATTCTTTGGAGAAAATATTCAGATTGAGCATCCTAAAAATAATATCTTTATTGTGGGTGAATCTCAAATCGGAATTGAATCTTTAAGATTTATTCAAAATGGTGCATTGTATCAAATTTTTTCTGTGCTTATAAAATCTTCTATACCTATTGCACAATGGAGAACTTTATATAAAAGATTCGTTCATCCTGCTGGTTTTTTCTTAGGCGGTAATGTTGTTCTTGATCTCGTTTCAACGAACTCACAGCTTGGAGAAATGCCATTAAATAT